CTTGAGCGTCCGCTCTTTCTGAGCAAATGCCCAATGCCGATCAGTGAGCAGCCGGGTCTGCGAATCGTTCAGCAGAGCAACCAACTGCTCACGGTAGGTGTCGTTGACGGGATCATAATCAAGCAGATTGCCGCAGAAGTCTATGAGATTACCGAGGTTCATACTTGAAGATCCCTATAAAGGTAAGCCCCTTCCAGATCACCGCACCTTCATACAGGGGGAAGATACGGGCTGGAAGGGGCAGGAGGGTGCCGTTCCTCAGAAGTTCTTGAAGACCCAAACGTCGCAGGTGTCGCCGGGGTTGGCAGCAGCCTCAAGGCTCACGCCACAAGCGGGAGCAGTATCAGCAGCAGCAATCGCGACAGCACGGCCAGCGGAGGTGTTGTCCACCACCAGAGCGATACCAGCGGCGTTGACGGCGGCAGCGACGTTGGCTCCCTCCGCATAGCCTGCGACAACGACCCGGATGCGCTCGCCAGCGGCGACGGTATCCAGAGCCACACCAGCGATCAGCGGGTTGCCCGTGGCGAACAGGTTGGTGTCGTTGGTGACCTTCAGGACGCGATCTGCCCCGGTAGCCGCAGTATCAAACTGCACCCAATCACCAGCGGTGATCGCGGCAGAGGCGAGGAAGGTTTCGATCTGGCGACGGTGGGAGGTTGCAGCCTCCTCACCTTCAGCAAGAAACTGAATGAGAGTAGAAGTAGCCATGTTTCTCAAGCCTCCGCGTTGAGGATGACGCCGTGAGAGGCGAGGTGCCCGGTGCTCAACTGCATCCGGTTGAAGACCATGCTCGCGGACGTTGCGGTGCCGGGAACCGGAACCATGTCACTGATGGTCATGTAGCCATCGGTGTCAACGTAGAGCTGGAACTGGTCGGAGGACAGAGCGTAGGCACTGACCACATCACCAGCAGCGTTGGCGAAGCCGAGGTTCGGATCGACGTAAATCCGCGCCGAACGCCACATACCGACCATGTCCTTGTCCAGACCCTCACGGTCAGAAGCCGAGATGTACTGAACCTGAGACTGCTGAAGACCCATGAAGGCGGCGAAGCAGTTGGGCGACATGAGCAGAATGTCGGGACGCTGACCAGACGGGTTGTAGATCTGGCACTGGATCATCAGGTTGTCGATATGCTCCAGAGCGAGGGTGCCCGTGGAGTCAAACGACTGATTCTGCCAGTTGTTTGCGGCGAAGGTGCCCTTGCTCAGACCGCCGACCGTGTTGGTCTGGGTGCCGAAAGCTCCGCTCTCAAACCAGCCAGTCGTGATCGCGGGGATGGTCGCGGTGCCCATGCCGTTGAGGGTCTGGAGGGTGGTCAGGACGCCGGAAGATCCCTGAATGATCTGCTTGCTCACCTCTTTCTTGAGGGAGAGCATGACGTTCTTGACCTTCGACTCCAGAATGTTGACCACCGCGAGATCACCCTTGTTGGCGACCTTCTCGACCTGCGAGAGAACGATGGGCTGCGTGAAGTTGGAAAACTCGTACAGCGCGGTGTGGAAGGGGTCGGTCACGGCGAGAGAGACAGGCTCAAAGCCGTTGCTCAGCTCGGTGATGCTGGAGTGGTCCCCGAAGATGACGGGCTGCTCGACGCGAGCACCGCCGCTGATCTTGACGAGGTTACCGTTCTCCTCGACTGCACGAAGCAGGGGGTGCGCGATATACGAGTTATCGACCAACTTGTCCCGCAGCAGCTGCAGGGTGGTCGAAAGAATCGACTGCGTAGGCATTGAAGTCTCCGGTACGGAGGATGGATGGAACGTGATTTCTTGGCGTGTTCCGTACCGGAGTGCCGTCGCGGGGTGAGGCTGAAGCCTTACGGGTGTTCAGCCCCTTTAAGTATATATAACCGTATAAGTGTATGTATATACTAATTTTACCGGAGTGCCATCAACTATTCCGATGCATGGACTGAGCCAGTGCATAGATATCCGCAGCACTCATGCCCTTGAGATCCTTCTTGGAGGGCTGCTTCAACCCGCTGGGGCGGCGAGCAGGTGACGTGCCCTTGATAGCCGCCTCCTTCTGGGCACGGCGGCGGGCAGCGCGGGACTGGCTCTCCTCCTGCTTCTTCTGCCGACTGCGGCGACCCTGAGCAGCCCAATACGCGGTTTCCAGATCGAGGTTGGCGTTTGCCTCAAGCATCCCCTGCACCTCATCGCGCAGACCTTGATCCGTCTTGAAGTCAGGATGTTCTGCGAGGAAGGTGCGGTAGGAGTCTTCAGCAGCCATCGTCTGATACTCCCGCTCCATCGGCTGGAGCACTTCCTGAAGGCGACGGGCGACCTCTGCTTCGATCCGAGCGTTGATGCTCTGCTCGTTGAAGGGGTCATACTCCGGGATGCTCTCCGGTTGCTTGATCTCCCGGCTCCCCTTGATCAGAGCCTCCCGCTCACGCAGAAACTCCTTCCGCTGTTCAGCCAACTCCTGAGTCTTCCGGGTGTAGTCACCCTGCATCTGCTTCATCAACTTGCGGATATCAGACGGCACCCGGCGCATGGCATCGTTCCAAGACAGGTTCTCCGTGGAGCCGCCTGTCTCGATTTCAACGTCACCGTGATCCTCTTCAGGCTGTGCAGCCTCTCCGACGCTCTCAGATGCCTCTGTAGCGGCTTCTGCTGGCTCAGATGGGGTAGCGGCTGCTTCGCCGCTGTGGATGGACTGTGCTTCAGCCAGAACGGACTGAGCAAGGGTAGGACTGTCGCTCATGGAAACTCCCTGTAGTTAGACGCGAGCGATGAACCGACCACGCCGGAAACGACGGTAGCCGGGTGCGATTGGAAACTGCTGTAGGTTGCCGCGGATACGGGCTTTGATGATGATCTGCGGATTTCTGATTCGGTTGAGGATGAACATTCTCCAGCCGGGGAGCCGTCTGCTGTTTGATGCAGAGCCAGTTGAAGTCCACATGAGCAGGTATTGCCTGCCCTTGATGGAGATAATGGCGTGAGGATTCCCAACACGCCGTCCTGTCCTGCTGCTTTCTTCATTGGCGTACCAGAAGGCTACCTGCTGTCGGTATTCAATGGCATCAGTGAGAATACCAGTCCTTCCTGTTCTTTGAAATGGATTCTCATTGGGGTCTGAGGGTGCATCCACCTGACGCGCACGGAGGATCTTCGCTCGCGCCGAAGCGTTGCGGTATGCCCTCAGTGCGCCTCTTGCGGCGTATGCAGCCCTCAGTGGAATCATTACATACGGGAGGCGAAGTCGAAGTCTTCCTCCTCCTCCTCCATCTCCTCGTCGTCCATATCCCGGCTGACCTTGATCTCAACCTCAGTCTCGCCCTCCATCGGCTCCTCAAGGAACGCCTTGAACTTGGGATCACGGGCGAGATCCATCAGGTGAGCGGTGATGGCTGTGATCTCAGAGTCACCACGGATTGCATCCAGAGCGACAGGGAACGGCTTGCCGTAGTCCTCTGCTGCGGTGCTCATCATCATCAGGAAGCGAGCCACGTCGTCGTCCAGAGTGGTCGCCTCGTCGTACTGCTCGATCTCGACCTCGATGCCCATCACCTTGCTGACGGCGTTGATTGCCTTCGCAAGAGCGTTGAGCACCTTCGCGTTGATGGGCTTGTCCAGAGGCGGCATGATGGAATCCATCGCGTCGTTCATCAGAGCATCACGCTCCGCGCCGATCTGTCCGATCTCTTCGGGGTAGTCCCCTTTCATGGTGATGGGCATTTCTATCTCCTAAACCAGACCCGGTGGGCCTACGGGTGGAACGGGTGCCGCACCGGGCGCGGCGGGAGGTGCTGCCTGTGGGGGAGCACCGGGGGGAAGGGGTGCCTCCATGCCCGGTGAGGCAGGAGCCTCTGGAGTGGGCGGCGGGGGAGGTGGGGCGACAAACTCTTCCGGCAACTGGAAGGTGCGGACGATCTCCTCAAGCAGAGCAGCAGGATCAACACCCAACTGCACAAGCAGCGGAGTCAACTGCTGGAGCGTTGCTCGCTTTGCGAGATCATTCATCGGGGTCGTTGCAGGATCAACAGCATGATACTGGAAGTCTCCCGTGAGATCATCGGCGCTCAAGATCATCGGACCGATGGGGTTGGGCAGAGAAAGCGGCTCGCCCTCATCGCCCAAGATCACAGCCAGCATCACGTTGTAGGTGAAACTGATCTCGCTGATAGCCGCGTCCCGTGTCCGCGCCATACGACCTACCTCGTTGGAAGTGTAGGTAGCAAGGAGGTTCTGCTCAGTTGCAGTGCTCTTGGTGACCTCACCACGGGTGAAGGGGGCCAGAAGCCCGCTCTCCTTGATGTCGTTGTCCACGGTGATTGCGTAGTTCTGGATATCAGCGGGGATCGGAGTGTTCGGCACCGGAGCGATGGAATCAGTCAGCGGGGCACCGGGCTGGAGATCCACCTCGATAAACTCACCATCAAGCC